GTACTCCCGCCACCATGCTGGATTTCTCGATCCCCCCCTACCTGCCGATCTGTCAGGTTGGTTTTCCCTAGGAAATAGTCATTAATCATTGTTTTTTTCCCCATGTTTCATGCCATGTCTTGGAGTTGTGGCATGATGCGCACAAAGGTTGCAGGTTTGTCTTGTGATTAGTTCCACCTTGTTTCAAAGGCTGGATATGGTCAACGCAGCTGGCTGGGCCTTGGCATCCACGACATAGGGGTTCTTCTCTAAGAATGGCTAGCCTGATCTTCTCCCATGCTCGGCCATAGCCTCTGCGGTGGGGTGATGGTCTATCTGTGCGCCTGCCCTGTGCTGGTCTTGGTCTTGAGTCGTGCTTAATGTGGTCGTGATCTGATGGCATCATGCACCTGCTATCGTCAGGTGGCATTCTGCGGGTCTACCATCACCCTTGGCATAAGTGACCACCAATCGGGTGATGTGCTGGCAATTGTCTTCTTGAATGATTCCTATGTGCTGCAATAGATCCAGCACTGGTTTCCAGCAGTTATCTAGATCGCGATCCTTACGCCATCCTGACCCACCTATGATCACCATGGTGATTGCATAGGGTGGATTGATTACCTTGCCCTTCTTTGTTGCATAGGCCATAAGCTCAGCAGCTTTGTGCCAATCAACATATTTTTTAGATCGGTAGACCTGACCCCTGCGGGATGCCCGAAAGATGTGATTTGCGCTCGGTGGTATAGGAAGCTCTAGCCTCATACCCCATTTTTGCCGATAATCCTTTAGATACAAAATCTCAAGGACTGGATTTGCACCTAGCCAACTTAGCCTTGGCTGTCTTTAGCTGAAACTTTAAAAGTCTTCTCTCATGCCTTAGCTGTTTAATCATGGCTTTCTGTTTGCCTAATAGGATCATCAATTGGGTAGTTGTTCTGGCTTCAGATCCGCAGTAACTGCAGACACCATACCTAAGCATCCTGATCCTTAAACATCGCCTGCAAGTGCCTTCAGTAATAACTATTCTCCTACCATTTTAAAGTTTCGGGTGGGGTTAAATACTCTTGCTCTATGGTGATCCGGTGCAGCCCTTCATGCCACCAGTGTTCTTTAAGTCGGTCCACAACTTCACCATGGATGGATCCAATGATCTCAACTGATACAGTCTCAGGTTTGCTTGGATGTTCAGACTGGACCACACATAACACATACCTAACCTTGGTATCTAATTTATGAGGTGTGATAATTAGCCAGGGGATTGGGTCTGTGATAAGATCCCTAGTTTTGACATCCAAACCCATCATATCCGTTCCACCATCGGTCAGGGATTGGGATTCATGAAGGTATGCCTGTTGCTCCCAGAATCCTGAGAGATCACCATATAGCCATTCCCATAAAGCTGCCTCACCACATAAACCGCAGAACTGGTTATAGGTTCTAGCTTGCTCTTCAGAGATGCTAAACTTAGTCATCCTCTGAATATGAATAGGCCAGTTATTTTTCTTAAACCAGAGTGATTTTGCTTCACCAATTTGCCAAAGTAAATCAGTATCTTTTGCATCAAAATTTATGATCATTGGACACCTTAAATCAGGTATCCATCCTGGGTTAAAAATCCGAATTAGTGGGGTTAGTGGACTTGGTGGACTTGGTGATCGATTTCCGGTAAGTTTTTGAGAATCTATAGGATACTTAACCAATGTGTCGGAATTTCCGACATAAAAACACTTGTACACTATCTTTTTATACTATTTTATTTAAATACTTTTATTTAAATATTAAGTACTACAAGTCCACTAAGAACATATAAACCATTACTAATAAACAACTTAACTTTGGTGTACTTGGTTTTTACACCCACTACAAGAAGCCCACCAAGTCCACTAACTACAATAAAGCTTATGTTATCCATTTTGTTTATTCCATTTTCCTTTTCTAGGCTAACTTATTTCATTGTTATTTTTGGTGTACTTGGTGTACTTCATATTTCTATTTTTTCAGCAAAGTCCACCAAGAAACGAGCCTAAAAGCTGTTGTCATCTTTACCTATCTTAACACTTTTTGCAGGGGTAACCTTGCGCCTAAACTCTTTATAACCAGCAGAAAGTCTGCGCTCAAAGCCTTTGTCATCCTTGCTCAAACTGATGCTAAATCCCTTGATCCCAAGTGCCTTGATTCCACCTTCCAAGCACCAGTTGTAGTAGTGTGCATAAATGACACTGGACTTCATCCACTCATTGTTTGCTGGTGATGAAAATTGGGTGAGCCAGCTAGTCACAGACTCTTCAGGATCAGAATCTTCTCGGTACTCTGCGTTCTGCTTCTTGATCTCTTCTGGTTTGGTAAGCCCTTCAGATCGGTACTTTAAAGCACCCTGCACTAGCCATGCTAGGATGCCCTTAGATTCGGTTAAAATGCGTGTGGGAAGATCTGTATCAAGATTGCCGTTAGCCTCACTAAATGATGCTTTAAAAGGCACAAGCGCGATCCTAGCCCATATAGCTATATTGGATTCATGAATTGCAGGTTTTTCATTAGTACAAAGAATGAAAGTGTGGGTTGGGTTAAAGCTCCACTCGTTTTGAAATAACCTCCTGCAGGTTATCATGTCACCACCTGTTAGAAGTTTAACCAGTGCAACATTCAATTCCATTCCCCTGGCTGTTTCATTAGCTACCATCAGCCTTTTGCCGTGAAAGCTAGCCAACCATGTTGGGTGTGATTCATTGCCCTTACACAAGTAATCACTGGCCACTGTGCTAGCAAGATCATCACCTAGCACCTTCTGGATGGTTCCCAATACAGTAGACTTTCCGTTCCTACCATCACCACAGAACACTGGGAACACATGGTCATTAGGTGCGCCTGTGATTGCCATGCCAAACAACTTTTGCACATAGTTAATTAGGTCAGCAGATCCTAGGAATACATCATCTAATAGCTGCAACCATCTTGGGCAGGTGGCTTCAGGATCGTAGACAGTCGGGCAAGCTGCCATTTGCCAATCATCCCTGCTATGTTTCCTGATATCGCCAGTGGTCAGATCTACAGTTCCATTAGGGCAGGTTATCACATTCCGAACCACTGGTATTTCTGAAACTCTCTTCCGTATTGCCACCTCTGTTTTAAGGTGTGCCATGACTGCATTCATCCTGGACATTTTGTGTCCACCAATCAACCACTTCAGTGCAGGGTCATCTGCTTCCCTATCTGACATCATCTGCATTCTGCGATCTAGAAACTTCTTGTAAAGAATACCAGGACCATACTTGTCGGTCTTCCAAGTAGATCCATTCCACATTAGGAAATCTTCCCACTCTGACATGAACTTCATGTCTGATCCGAAAGCCCCTATAAGTTCAATGGCTTCAGTCCATTCTGTTTTCAGCATGCCATCAGGGTTATAGTTGTAATCTGTGATCTCTGTTTGTTCTGTGCCGATATGCTCTTTTAGATATTCCAAGGCTTCTGGCTTTGGTAATAGCTGGTATGTTCCACCAGCTTGAAGTAGATCATCAATCCCCTTTGCTGTTGCGCTATCCCAAACAGCTAACCAGAAGTCGTGATCTGGAAACTTGTCATAGACTTTCAACAGGTTCTTAGAGGTTACTTTCCTAGCTACTGGGTTGGTGTCCTGATCATAGGCCAGCACTATCTTCTGCATGGGTTGGGTTTCAATGAACGCAGTAGCTGGTTCAAGGTTGTTACTGGGTGTTCCTACACAGGCTATGTCATGGATTTCACTTAGCACATTAGCTTTCAGGGCACCTTCCGTGATCCAGAGTCCATCCACCTTAACTGTATGCTTCAGGAGCTGCGGTGTGCGGGTAGGAATGTGAAGCCTAGGGGTTGCGGATGCTCCACCCTTGTTGCTCGATGTCATCCATAGATACTTTGATCCACCATCCTGCAGCCTTGGTCTAATGATAATGCCTTGGATTCTCCCCTTCCAGTCTTTCACTGGGATCATCAGACCTTCAGCCCCTTCAATCCAAGGTAGTGTGCCTTTGCCTGATGGACAGTTCTTAGATATGCCAGGGCATTTAAAGATATCTTCCCCAAACTTTTCCAGCAGTTCCTGTGCCACTTCCCTTCTGGTAGATGAATTGCTAAATGGCATACTTCCATAGTTTCCAAAGCCTTTAGAACCTCTGCGGGAAAGCTCCTGTTTCTCTTCTGCATCACAGGGAAACTTGGCCAGAATGTGTTCATAGATAGCAGCCCATAGTTCATTAGTCTCTGGTTGTTTTGTTGGCTTCTGCCATGATGCATTGCTGATGGGTTGATAGATGGTGAATTCCCTCCCATCCTTAGACTCTTTACTCTTCTGGATGCGGTAACCAGTCTGTGGGCCAGTAGACCGAAAGCAGCATACACCACCATCATCTGCCTTGCTGCACTGGTCCCCCTTACCACAAATCGGGCAGGGGTTAGTTTTAGTTACTGTTTTGAGTGGCATTAGTTTCATCCTTTAAACTGTTTGCGATTGCTGCACGAGCTGCTTTTTCAATGTCTTGTTTTACACGGCTGACAATCGGGCACTGATCGGTAACATCATGTTTCAATTTCCATGCGATAAGGGCAACTGCTCGCTCCAAAGCTTGGAGTAGTTCGGGTGCTGCTGCATTAAGCTTTGTGGTGTTGTTAAATTCTGTTACACACCATGTTTTTGGATCGTTTATAATGTTGTCAAGTTCTTTAGGGTTCATGCCTTCTCCTTTAATGAATTAGCGATTGCTAGATATGCTGCTGCATCTTCCAATGAATCCTGATGATGACCCTTACTAAGTCTGGCTATTTTTAACTGACACATCATGATTGCCACATCGTATGGTGTGATCTCTGCATCTATATACTCTGACCAGTAAAGCGCGATCTTTCCAAGGCTAATAGCTGGTGGTTCATACTCGCTGGCTCTTTCCTTAATCAGATCAGAGCATCTGAGAAAGAATGCATAAATCTTTTCATGATCGTCTGTTGGTAAATGTGGGATAGATTGGTTAGTCATTGTTTAGGCCTTTTTGTTTTTAGTATCTGACGATTGGTTCGATACTTTGCTTCAATCCATCTTTGAACATAGGCATCTATGTGTGCTGATACTTCTTGAAGAAGCAATCGCCTAGAAGAATACCTGATGTCCAGATAGGTTTCTAAGGCTCTCTTGATCACCTTCATCTGTCGTTCTTTTAAAATGTCTGGTTCATCTTCCATCTGGTGCTGGATGTTTTGTTTGATCGCTGAGCCATCACCCTTCATGAATGGAAAGAAGGTTTGCTGGTCTTTCATTGGGAATCACTCCCATCAAATCGTGCTTGGCGAGCTGCCATGCCAGCATCTACAATATCGCAAGCAAAGGATGCTATAAAATAATCATTATTAAGATTAAGATTAACCATGGTTCCTTTATGCCAGTAAAATTCAGAACCATCACTTCTAGTTTCTAAAAATACCCCATCTCCACATTTTGCAATGTCACATTGTTCACAATTGTATTCATTGACAAAATTATCTTGAAGTTGATCAAACAACGGGTTTTCATAGCTTATTTTTTTGCACCTTGGACACATTGCTATACCAAAATCCAATGGATCACCATTAAGCTGAATTATTAACTGGGGCTTTATTACAATTGTTTCAGTTAAATTATTTTCACCTTGATAAAAAAAATCACTATCACCTGGCAATGAAAAACAAAATTCTTTCACTTTTGGGCAAGGTGGAGTTCCTTTAGGTTTTACCTCATACCAATAATCAAAACAGTCTTTTGGATTTCTCACAAAAAAATCTGGAAGATACCATGCACCACTAGAAAGTTGGAATCCTTCTACCTCATAGGACCAGTCAAGCCCCATCTTTTCAAAGAACACTGCCCATCTAGCTTCAAGCCTTGACCTAAAATGATAGCCCTTGTATTTAGTTTGAATTGGTTTTAGGTTACTAAGTTCAGCCATATACATTCCTTGTAATAGTTAGATAATTTCTAGTTTCAACCGATCCTTGATCCACCTTCATAGTTGGTTCCACCAGATGCCAAGAACTTTTCCAAATCGGCAACTATCCATCTTGGATTTCTTTTCCCTAAATAAACTGGTTCAGGAAACTGACCTTCATCAAGCAGTTTAAAAACCTGCGACTTTCCAATTCCTAGCATCCGGGCAACTTCCCTAGCAGATACTGCTAACCGTACTGGGTTGGGTAGGTGTAGTTTTTCATTCATTTAATTGATCCTAATTAGATGTGTGTGTTTTAAATATCAGGCTGGCTAGTCTGACAACAAGTCAGGTGTGTTACTAAGCCAATATCTCATATGGCATAACCAGCCTGATAAGCTCATGAATATTAATGCTGTCAGTGGGTGGGTGCTGACAGCCCCATCAAGGTATCTCAGGGGCAATGATAACCCTGCCACCCCTAATGGGTGGTCTAGAAGGGCAGGTCATTATGATCAATGAATGCCGTACCTGCATTGGTTGCAGTGACTGTAAAATCTGATAACTCTGTTAGCCCAATAGTTTTGTAACCACCTGAACTAGTTCCCCTGGTAAAGCTAAGCATTTTGTTCTGCATCTCAGCAGCAGCTTTTTGTAGTTCATCAGGGTAAGGTCTGCCAAAGTCTGGACCCCATTGGGTTACTTGGAATCCAATCCTCTTCAGACTAGTTAGGCATCTTTTCATGTTGCCATCAGAGTTTAGCCAGTAGGTAATGGTGTACTGCTTAGATTCAATTTCCACTAAGATTTCGAATATATCAGTAGGACCATTCTTTGTTTCTACCTTGCGCTTCAAAGTGCATCTGACCACCTTACCTGCATATTCACCATCAGGAAGAGTCTCCACTTTGTTATCAGTGTAAGTGGTTGATGACATATCAACCTGTTTGTCCATTGAAAAAGTCTGCTGAGCCATAACTATTTTATCCTTAAGTGTTCGCCTCTGGGCAGAAGTGTAACTCCATCAAGAGAGGTGCCCATTTTTAAAGCCTCCCTAATGGTTTCCATATTGGGTTTGATCTCGAACTTCTGAAATTCTGCTGGCAGAAGCTCAGGTAAGATGTTTACTTCTATAGGTTGGTTACCACCATTAGCGCAGATAGAAAGATTGAAGTTGTTGGTCTTAAGCTTGTTGATCTTCTGCAAGCCAAAGAAGAACATTAACCTGCCCTTCATTGCCTTGACTGTATTCCCATCCTGATCAGCCAGCTTCCTAATCCGGTCTGACTCTTCCTTCCTTGCAGCTTGAGTTAGTTCAAGCTCTCTGATAATCCTGCAATAGGCTTCAACCTTATCTTCTATCTTGCCTTCAAGCTCCTGAAGCAATTCGTCCAGGACTAAATCCAGTTCACCTTCAACGGCTGAATCCTTTTCAATCCAGAATTCCAGAATTTTTGCGCCAGAAGCTAGGTCTAGGATGCTCATTATTTAGCCCCCAGTTTCTTAGCTATGGTTGCCTGTGCTTCAATCTTCTGCGCTTCTACCAACTGGTCCACTGTTTCAACCTTGTAATGGCTTAACATCTTTTTCATCGTGCCAGGGAAAGCATGTTCAACTGCTAGGCATGCCTCTTGGAAAGTTTCCATGGGCTTATGCTCATCCACTACTACTGGTGCTGCCAGATTTGCAACAACAGGTCTGATAGGTTGGGCTTGAATCTGGGATTCAACTTCCGTTTCATCCAACCAACCCAAACCGCAGATAGATAAAGTGACCCTGCGCTTAGCTTTAGTCTCAGCACACATGATCTTGTTAGATCTGGCTTCACCCTGCAAACCCTTCAAACTGACCACCCCACAGGATTCATCAGTGCGCCCTGTCATGTCTTCTGCTCGAGCTGTCACTGTGTAGATGTCTTCCACCAGTTCCCTACTCAGGATCTGAATAGATACCCCATGAAGTTTCCTAAGCTGATCAGAACATGCCCTAGTTGCGTAGAGCTTAAGTTTCCCTCCCAGTGGAATAAACTCAAAGGGTTGGGTGTGTGGATTCAAGCCCAGACTTTCACAGACCCTAAGGTAATAGGCACTGCGTTGGTCTTCACTCAGGGTAGATAGATCACCCTGAATAAGGACTGCATCCGTTTTGATAGCTGCCATTTCAGCAGGTTTACCAGTATTATTTTTTGTCTTCAAAGCTGTCATTTAACATTTCCTTGCGAAAGATTTTAAAGTTTCTTGGTCCCTCAAAAACCATTTGATAGGATCCATCCACTGCTCTTTTAAGGGTGACTACCAGAATTTGGTTAGGATCACTCTCATCCCAGATCATTACCGATTCATTCACTTTTCTTTCTAATACCAGTGGCATCCTTGCTACTCCTTTTCTTTGGGTTCATCGTCATGTAAAACCGCCATGTATTCAGCTAGGACTTCTAGATGTCGTTTCACTCTCCCTTCAATGTGTTTTTGTTGTCGTTTGGTATTCTCAGGGTGTAACTGGCTAGAGAAGTCCAAGACCTTGGACATCTGATCCAGTAACAGGTTCGCCATTTGTTTTGTCATCCGTGCCATGTGTTACTCCTATAAACTTATTCTATCTTAATAGTTTACAGTTGTCTGTCTGACACCTGCCTGACATCTGCCGTCAGAAGTCTGACATGGCTATCTGTTGATTTTGTAACCACCTTTAGCTCGGATGATAATCATGCGTTCGACCATGTTGGATAGACATGCTCTGAAGGAAGAACTGTTTTCAATCTCTAGAAGATTGGCTATCTCTTGTGCTGATATGATTTCTTTTTTAACGAACTTAAGGATTAGCAATTCAAGTTCGGTAAAGAACCGCCAGTGCTTGGGTCGTTTATTTTTCTTTTTGGAGGGTAGGGCATCCTGCCCTAATGGTTCATCCTGAACTAGTTTAAACAATTTCCCATCGTCTTGATTATTCATGGTTAGAATCCTTTCTAATTACATTTGTCTGAAGTGTTAGTTTTGAATGTCATGATTAATGCCACTAATAAAGTCACCATTGGGAATCGGTGTCCCTGCATAGTGACTGGTCATCCGCTGATCAGTATGACCCAGCAATATTCGTGCAGCCTCTAGACCATGCAATGTCTGCATGTGTCTGGCTCGGCCAGAGCGAATGCCTCTAATAGTCCATTCAGGCGGGTTCGTTAGAATTCCATTCTGTATTAAATGTAGGGTACATTTTTTCACTTGTCGTTGGTAGGTTAGCCTTGTCAAAAATCCTTCAATATTTTTTTTACTTGGAAATAGGAATCCTTTGGGGGATGGTTCAATCTGTTGAACAATCCTAATGGCATCAGCCCCAAGGTATAACTGCCGATCCTGACCTCTCCAAGCACCCTTATGGTCAGGTAAAGTCCAGATCCAAAGGTCAGGCTTAACTTTGGAAAAGTTGTTGGAATTGATCTGCACTATCTCACATGGCCGAGCAGCTGTCAGCCAGTGCAGCTGGATTAGGTTAGACAGATATGTAGGTAAGTGTGGCAGGAGTTCTGCAATTTGTATCCAAGTTACAGATTTAGTCCTGACAGGTGCGCGACCCTGCCTAGGATTTGGCATCCACATAGACTTGCAAGCCAAGTAGGTTGCTTGTGAAACCTTGCCCTGCTCCCAGCAGAAACCTACCCACCTAATAATTCGGTGCAGGTATTCCCTGATGGTCTTCCTAGCTAAGCCCTGAGCTATCATGTGATCTCGGAACTTCCGCAGATGGGTTACAGCTAATTTCTTGGGATCGGGTAAACTGACACACTCTAGGAACTTAGCCTGGGCACAGCGATGTGTGGTTAGTTCGGTTGAGTTTTGTAGATAGGTCTGGAGGTAGTCCAGAAAATTACGAAACGAAATGGTTACTAAACTTTTCATAGGTGTCCATCCTAATAAGGGCAATTAAAAACCTTATCTAGGACAAACCACTTGAAATAGTCGGGGAGACAGGATTCGAACCTGCGACTTCTTGGTCCCAAACCAAGCGCCTTTGTACTAGATAATTAGAAGTCTATTAGATCATCCTCTTCCATGTCAAGGGTAATTCTTTTAGGTGCCCAATTATTTGATAGTACACCTTTTCTTTTCTTCATGCTTCCATCTGATTTAAAGTAACAATCAGGTGTTACCACCGCATCATCAGGATGGTGTATTTCCCTAAGATCCTGCAGCCGTTGTGCCATCACTTGCATCTTTTCTTCTGACCCTGGTAGAAACTGAGTGGGCATATCTGGCAACCCAACAGGTTCTAGAAATGCGTTGGTATTTCTTTCTACCCTGTGTCTAGTTTCAATCTTTAATGGTTCAGATTCTGGCCTTTGATAACAAGCTAGGCAGAGGTTTCTAGATTTGTGGGGTTTGGTTTGTCCGCAGAGAAGACACTCAATCATCCTGACAGTGGGCATAGGGGATCCTATTGCTGCGGATCCATCCTAAGGTCGTGTTTCAATTTTTCGATAATACCTGATGCAGTCCATCCTAACATCTTTATTATGACTCTTCCAGCTCAGCAGATGACCATGAACAAAATGACATCGCCCACTTCCCATGCAAAGGGTAATCATGTTTTCAAAGTCTAGTTCTTTAGATCTGTCTAGGTGATAGGGGATCTCATGATGCACTTCTAATTTTTCGGTAGAACCACAGGCAGCGCAGAATGGATTTAACTTAAGAAACTTGGTGCGAACCCCAGGCCATTTAGATGACCTAGGGATTCCAAAGCACAGTCTAGAAGGCTGATTAGAGGGCAGCATTAATGATCATCTTGATCAAAACCTTTAGCACGATAGCCCATGGGATCACTGCAAATTTAATAGGATCCCCTTCTGATGGGGTTTGATACTCACCTTTGATCATTTCTAACAGGGTGATCACCTCAGCATCCGTTACTGGGTAGGTGTGGTTTACCTCTGTTACTGGTTGGTGCAGGGGAACTTGGGTGGCAGCATAGCCAGCAAGATTCCAAGCAGCATTTAGAACTGTCTGCAAGGGTATGGGTTTACCCCTGAGTCTGTCGATTAATATTCCTACACCCTCTATAGGTAGGTCTTGTGGGAATGGTAGTAGCATTAGGCTTTGTCCTTAGTTTGAGAAATCTTGTTAGCTAAATTAATGATCTGTGAATTCTGATCTACTTGGGTGTTACAGATCTTTTCAATGCTTGACTCCAACCTATCTAAAAACACTAAGTGTCTTTGATGAATAGGAATTAGGATATTGTTCCCTACCCATTTAATGGTGGAATAAATTGCGTATCCTATCGCAGCAAGTGCTGCAACAGGTACACCTAGTTTGTCGATCAGGTTGGGCCAGTCGATTTCAGCCACAGCATCCACCTTTTTTGAATCTGCCTTTGAATCTGAATCGGTCTCGGGTTATTACTTTGGTTGTGGAGCTGTTCACGGCTGCACCTGATACACAAGACTTAGTGAATCGTTTGCATTCTTCACAAGAAGAATCCACTGGGGTCATCGCCAAAACTGCTGCTAAAATAAATGACATACTTACTCCTGTTAAATTAACCAATCGAGTTTCTGTACTGGAAACCCTTCAAAATTAGATAAGGAAAACACTTCCCCATCCTTGCAGATCCAGTCCATATCCTTAGCCTGAATCCAAAAACCACCTTCTGGTTCATGGTAATTACCAGGGCTTTTCCCATGGCAGACACCCCATGAATTTTGAATCCAGAAAATATCGTTAAGTTCGGGATGATCGACCCACCCTAGACAGCACATCTGATGACCCCATGTGGTTACTCGTTTATTTAGAATAACTGCTGGTGTGCCTTTGATGGATGGGTTCATTTCCCCACCCCAGTTGCTGGCACAGGTTAAGGGATAACCATTGATTAGGGCAGCTTTGGCATCTTGCCATGATTTGATTCTGGCAGAGGTTTGCAGGGTGTATTTTTTACTTTGTAATAGGAATGCTGGTTTAATTGCTGCGCCATCTGACCATTGCATTTCAGCGGCTTCACCCCAGGTCAGGGCACCATCGACTAGTTTTGGTTTAGGAACTGATGGATCATCAGATGGCAGGGTGCCAAATTTCATCAAGGCTTCTATCGCTGCACTGCCAAAACTACCTTCACCTCTACCACTCATGCCAGCAAGTTCGCGCGATTTGCCATAGGGTAATAACCAGAAAGGACATACTGGATTTTCAAGCTGACCTAGTTGGTTGACCTCTATGGATTCAAGGCACCAGAGGGCCATCCCTAGGCCATTACCTACGCAACTCCCTGTCATTTGGTAGAAGGGTTTATGATCATGAATAAAGCGATAGAGAAGGGCTGAGGTGGGTTCTTTATATTTGCCCCTAATCTTGAAGGGTTCCCATCTAGATTGGATGGAGGAATCCAGTTCGATCTGGAAAGAGGTGCGTTCACTGGGTGGAATCCATCCTAGATTGGATGGGCCACTCATTTAGTTATTCGCTCTAGGGCTTTAGATATTTCCATAAATTTCCCACTTATCATCTTTTTTATTTTGTCATCCAGCTTTTCATCTGGATCAGTCGGGAAACCTGACATCTCTGATTGTAACCTGACTCTTATTTCTCGCAAATCGGATGGACTTAGCACCCTTCCCACTGCTTCTTTGCATAGGGCTAATAACTCTCCTGCGGTCTGGACTTCCTCACCCTTCACAGTGGTTGCAAAGCTGGAATAAAGGCTGGATAGTTTGTTAACCTTACCTTGTTTATCATCCTCTGTGAGTGATACATAAAGTGATTTTAATTCCTTCTGAAGTTTGCTGGTGGTTTCATCCGGTACTGGGGTTGGTTCGGGTGGATTTCCAATAATCACAGTAGTCAGGGCAGGCTTGCTGGCAGCATCCCCTTTGGCAGCATAGGCTAGGACTCTAAACTTACCTGGACTATTTGCGCTCACTACTGCGGTGGTGGTATCCCTGAGCAGCTCAACTGGAAACAGGTTTAGACCAACATCAAGGACCACCCATTGAACAGACTTGCAATCCGTTACTGATGGGATGGAGATGAAAGCTCCAGGTTGCCCATGGATTTCTTGAGGCAGGGTAACCTGTTGGCCAAGGGCTAAGAATAAAATGGGTATTAGGTTCATAATTACACCTGTGCATCAAAGTATTGTTTAAGTAACTTTTTAAGCTGTCCGATTTTTACTTCCACCTCTGAGCCTGCTGGAAAGAAGTCTGCATCATTAATTGTTTTCTTTTTGTTGCGATTGATAAAAGTTACACTAAAGCCTGTGATGTTTTCGCTGGTTGTGGTTTCGGTAATAAGTATTTCCATGATTTAATCCTAGGTTTTGATGATGTAATTTAAGACCACAACAGGCGGGATGGTGTCGTGTCGGCCATCTCCGCCATTTGCCGGAATTGTGTGTGAGTGATCCGCTTGCGTGCTTAATGTTAGCCCTGCCCCTGCTGAACCTTGCCATACAGAACCGGGATAAGGGTCGTACCTATCGCCACCACTACCCCTGTAAGTTAAAACTTCTTTACTGAAAGTGTGACTATGGCTGCCAGCATTTCCAGTTGCACCATTATGGCTATGGCTTGGCATTTCTGCGGTGAGTAAAGCGTGCGTTTCTTCCCCTAGCCATTGACCCCTTGTTCTTGCTGTTTGTGCCGTTCCACTCGGTGCGCCTGTGCCTGATGCGTTTAAGCCAGTACCTGTGCCAGCACCCATCGGGAGCCTGCCCCTGAGGTCAGGTAGATTGAAACTGAGTGCCCCTGCCCCTGTGTAAGCTGTGCCACCATAGGTATTAGATATCACTGCATGAAGGGCTAAGTAGGTAGAACTGGAAACACTGCTCCCATCACAAAGAAGATACCCAGTGGGTGCGGTTGCTCCTGCGTAGGGCATGAGTGCGCCAGTTGGCATGGAGGAAGAAGCGGCTGGGGTAGAGCTTTGCCAAGTTGTTCCATTTGATGTTAATAGGTTGCCAGATGCACCAGGTGAAACAAAGCTTGGTGCGCTGGTGCCGTTGCCTAAGATGACACTATTTGCCGTGAGTGTGGTTAGTCCTGTGCCACCCTTAGCTACACCAACAGTGGCTAAGGTTGTGGTGATTGCTGTAGTACCTGTGCCTGTAACATCGCCTGACAGTGTGATGGATTGATTAGCTGTCAGGTAGGTTGATGTATCTAAACCAAATGTTCCGGCAGCAGTCATTTTGACAAATGAAGAAGAAGCGTATGTTAGACCAGCAAGAGAAGTTAAATTAGTTGAAGAAGCTTGTCCACCTAGTCCAGCCAAAGTATAATTAGGAATATTAAGAGTGTTTGTAGCCAAAGTAGCTGCACCACTAGATCCTGAGTTAGTCAATGATAATATTCGATTTGTATATGCTGTATTAAAGTTAGTCCAATCTGTTGAACTAAGTGCCCCTCTATTAGTAGCAGAAGCTGTAGGAACATTTAAAGTAATGACAGGAGTTGTGGTATTAGTAGCTACGGTGCTGGCTAAATCTGTTCCAGTAGTTCCTAAAGTTATTGCTGCAACGGAAGTAACTGTTCCAGTAGTAGATGATGTTCCAGCACCTATTGCAGTTCTAAATGTGGAAGCATCCAAAGCAGAAACTGTATTATCTAGGTTGAATCGTGGGAATGTTACTGCTGTTGGATTTGTAAGGGTAAACAAGTTTGAACCAACAGTCGTTGCACCAAGAGATGTTCTTCCTGTTGCAGCTACAAGGCTAGTAGAGCCACCATCCCATTGAAGGTAACTAGTATAAGCAGTATCCCAATTTCCCTGTTTCGTAGTGGTTGGAATTGAATAACCAGAAGTTAAAGAGATCACACCTGTGGAAGAAGTGTAGGTTAGCCCTGTTACGGTCGATGACAATGCAGCCCTTGAAAGAGAGTCGGCATAGAATTTATTAGTGCTGCCCTGCGTGAGATTATCCGTAGTGCCTACATGATCGGATAATGCCAGTGATGAAACTAGTACAGAGCTTAAACCATCAGCCGATCCAATCCACATTTTTGCAGGGCTAGCTGCATTGATTGCCAATTCAGAAGCTAGCAATCCACTAGGAACTGCTGCTGAGGTATACGATCTTTTAGGTCGGATGGTGTTAGCCATTTTCAAAAAGTCCCGCCATCGATGGAAGGTGGTAGATCATTGAGTTCAGACATTAGCACAGGTGCGCCTGTTGCATCAGCGACCCAGATTTTCTTATCAGTAATATTGACAGCAATTTCATAAGCCACCAAAGAACTTGGAACTGCTGAAGCTGTCGTGCTTCTTTTGGGTCTGATGATGTTTGCGGGTGTTGGGGTTGGAGTCGGTGTAGGTGTTGGCGTTGGCGTAGGCGTAGGCGTAGGCGTAGGCGTAGGCGTTGGTGTAGGAGTCGGTGTTGGGGTTGGTGTCGGTGAACTGCAAGCCCCAGCAGTAATCGTAGGAGCTGGCGATGATGCCATCATGTAAACATTTGACATCTGTCCTGTCGGAACTGTAGTTCCAGCTCCTCCGGCTGTTCCATAAAAATTCATTCCACCGCTGTATGTAAGCACCCACCACTCTTCATTACTATCGTAACCAAATCTAGCATTCGCATCTGTCTCATGCTGCCAGTATCCGTAAGAAAAATAGCCTGCCGGTGTTGATACAAAGCTGTAGGTTCCATTTACTTGCGAACTTCCAGCACCCGAAACGCAGTAAGGATTTACTGTAGGCATTAGAATGACCCCCCATCTATATCCACACCACTCAGAGCGGTTGCAGAAAGGACTGTGGTTCCGTTAATTTTTAAAGCTTTTCCAGTAGCAAGGTTTACATGTTCAGAGAAATCCCATGAACTGGTAGAGGAGGTATACAGAATCGTATGATCTGTAACTGACTTCAGGGTAATACCACCCCCTGTGCAAGTGGACTCGCTTGGTGATGCTACTTTTCCTAGTTCAATATTCTTATCGGTTACCACTAATGTGCTAGAGCTAATAGTAGTGGTGCTACCCTGAACTTCCAATGTGCCAGTTACCACCACATTTCCTGACACTGTTCCACCAGCACTAGGCAGGTAACTAAGGGATGGGATATCATTGGCAACCAAGGCGCGAAAAGTGGGTGTTGCAGCAGCTCCACTGCTTGGGCCAGACCAGACATAGTTTGCCGTTTGGGTGGCCAAGGATAATGCAATTGTTCCTGATGTGGTTACTGGGGAACTAGCTACAGAAAGAATGGATGTGGGCACCGATACACCTACAGAAGTGACTGTGCCTGATCCATATGCGTTGGTATCTAAAGTCCAAGTGTTGGCAGCCGTCTTTTTTAATAGACCAGAAGTTCCTGCGATAGCACCAATAGCATCCAGATCAGCATCCCATGCCTGAACATCACTCCCGATAGCTACCCCTAATGCGGTTCTTGCATTGGCTGCTGTTGAACTTCCAGTTCCACCTGATGCCACTGCCAGTGTTGCAGATAGTCCTGCTGCCGTACCTGTGGTATTTTGATTTAAAACTGGGAATGTGCAATTCGTTAAAGTTCCAGATGAGGGTGTGCCAAGGGCACCACCTGGTGCAACATAATCAGTGGCAGCAACAGCAGCACTGAGTGCCGTTCCATTGCCTTTAATCAGTCCTGTGATGGATGTGCTTATGGTGATTGCTGGGGTGGATGTTGCTGTCGATACAGTGCCTGCAAAACCATTGGCACTGGTAACACTAACACTGGTAACTGTTCCACCTGATCCGGTGGCAGCTATGGTGAATGATGGATAAGTTCCTGAGACAGTAACCCCAGTGCCAGCCGTTAAGACTACAGTTTTATCGGAAATGAGACTGCTGTACAAACTGTTAACAGCGTTATCCCCAGTATTAGTACCTGATAAATTAGCCACTGCGCTATTAGCTAGCATCGTGTTAGTAATTGCACCCGCTGCAATGGAAGTGGCTACACCTGAAGAAGTGACTACCCCTGTTAGGTTGGGAATGGTACCTGGTACAAAGTCAGGGCCACCGATTGCGATAACAGAACTGGCTGTGCCACTGACATCCCCTAGGCCATAGTATAACACCCTACCCCCAGATGTTTCGTTAAAAGCCAGCTCTGAGGATGCAAGTGTGGAAGGTGCGCCCACTGTTGAACTAGACCTTCTTTTGATTCTTAGTGTTGTTGCCATGATCAATTCCTTTAAAAGTTTCCACCATCAAGACGGTTTGTGTTAGTCCATACTGCTAAACCGCTTGAGTATTTTAAAACATCGCCATCACTAGGACTGACAATAAGCACATCGGTCAGGTCATCCAGTGGGCCATTGCTAGTTCCGCTTGGGCCTTGGGGTCCAACTGGACCAACTGGGCCAACATATCCAGGGCTGGAAACCTCTACTGCATTATTGGGAAATAACACACTGATCCGGTTTGCCCCAGTATCCACCACCGCAACTTGACCACTAGACTGGGTGACCGCCACAGCATTGGATTCTTTGCTGACTGTAATCGTGTTATTATTTTCGTCTACAATTACACTCATCGGGTTACCTCTGCCTTGACATAAAATCGACCTTCAATGAGTCGCGTTACTTTCCCGCTCGGTGCAGTGATTTCCAGATCGTAAACATATATAAGTGGAGCGATTGCTGATAAGACGGAAGCAGCCACCAAGATGCTTAGTGTGCCAGCAGTTCCATTGATGGTGATGCCTGCAGAGCTGGTTAGCTCTAAGATTACTGTGGCACTTTCTGCGCTGGTGCGTACCTGCATTTTAGCGGTGTAGCCAGTCAGGTTGATGATTGCGCCTGCCGAGTCGGTATAAGTGATCGTTCGTTCTAGGGTTGCACCCTGCTCAGCGTAGAAACTATATGATCCTGCTGGCATAATGACCTCCCTGAATAAATGATTACCACAGAGCTTTCAACATTAGTCTGACTAAATGTGACACCCGCATTCCAAACAAAATAGACTTCACTTCCCATTTCTGTTTTTCCTTGGCTGCATCAACCTACTTTGAATCTGCCTGATCGTTACCCTGATCAAACTGGGTTCAATATCGCATGGTTTTTCAATGATCTCGATAATCAGGAAACCATTGGAAACCACCCAAAGTCCGGTGATGCCGTTGTAATGCCAATGCTGATCCTTCCCTAAGCTTACCCCAGCTTTGATGGCATCTCCAAATAGTAAGGATTGAGTCCATGAAGGATGCAATTCAAAGTGAATAACCATGGTTGGATCCTTTAGGGTGGGGGTGATTACAAGGGTGGCAGTGATGTCATGTAGCAGTCATTAGAATCGCTGCGGATTACAAAACGATCTGCACCCTGCCAGAAGGTACTGGTTCTTAGGTCATCTTTGAAAAGCCCTTTGTATGGTGGATAAGTGAAAGGGCCAGAATCTCCAGTTGTAAATGCGGTAAACCTAGATTTGATAGCTCGCTGATAATAGCTGTAGGAAATAGCCATAGGGCCATATTGAAAAACCAAAGGTGTACCTGCTGGTAGGCTGTCCACTTGATTGGTTAAAACAGAGTCTACAGATCCATCTGGATTGTAAACTCTGTAGGTATAAAGCAAATTACCGTTCTGCAAGTAGCTAGGAATGCTAAAGTGTACTCTCGAGTTGGGAAGCAGTTGTAAAATTGGACTTGCTCCACGCCAAGTTATTGCTTTAGGTTCAGTGCCTAGCTCGACAGCAAGTGGCCAAAAATCAGTATTCATTTCTTGATATGAACTTAATGCAAATTCTTCAGGAATGTGGTTTTCTTTAAAACTAAACCACCAGTCCCCAACATTGCCAAAATCCCTAGGCAACATTTCTACACTAAAATAAATTCGTCCTGGAATGTTGTAGTAATTTAAAACCCCTGAAACCCAGCACCCACTGCCAGTGTCATAAGTTAAAGTGATTTCAAGGTTGCCAACGGAAATATGATTCCCTGTGGCAACAAACAAATAAGCGTCTGGCATATAAAGCCTGACATCGGGAATCATTAGGGGTGTTTGAAAGGTTACTACTGCTGACACAAATTCTGGGTAGGCAATACAAGGGCTTAAGGTTCCCTGATAAAGCCCAGTTATTGCGAAAGGTTGTGAAGCAAATACGGAATTACCATATATGTCTGCCCATCTAATCTGCAAAAATGTCTTAGAAAGTAGCAATTGATAAATTCCTGACTTAGCACGATATGGTACAGGATCGGTTAGTCCACTGTAAGCGTATGAACTTGTATCAGTAAAATTCATTGTCACTGTCTCGCCTGTTGGCGCAAAGTAGAAAGTGGCTTCAGTCATCGCAGAAAATGTGTCAGGGAAACAGCAAGCCATTTCGCCTAATGGTTCGGCAATAAACCTGTTTAGTTTTTGCGATCCACTATTTGGAAGTCCACCAGTGTAATTTTT